TGCAGCCAACGTGGCTTTCATTGGTAGTCGTGGGGATTTCATATTTGGGAGTCTTGGGCAAGTGATGAGAACCATGCGCTGCTACGAATCGCTTCGCGCTCGTAGAGCTGGGTCGTTCAGCCTTTGCGCGTGACGACGAAATAACTCGTGCTCACCGAGGCTGACGCTATGGCGTTGCGGAGCTTTTTGTCGGGAGGCGGCTGCGGTGGCCCTGATCCGTAGTTGGTGCCGGTTTCGCGTAGGGTGGTCGAATCCGGCAACATGTTCGTGGAGGGCATTCCCAGATCGGCACGCATGAGCTGCTGAATGTAGCCACTGCGCGAAAGTCCGAGGCTTTTCGCTCGGGCATTAACTAGGGCCAGCATGCCCTCTGTCATGCTGACGGGGACGGCTTTATGCGTTCTCATGGGGTAGCCTAGCCCGTTGTTAAAAATAATCAATTGTTATCTATGTGACAGTTGACAACGGTTATCAACAGTGATTAACTGGCATCGTTATGGCTAACCAAACTGTCACAATCTCAATTCCTGAGATGCTCGTCGATGCGATGGATAAAAAGGTCGCGTGCCTAGATTCCAATCGCAGTCAATATCTCCGGCGTCTGGTGCGGGAGGATCTCGGGATCAGTCTATTTGAGTCGGAGAACTCCGAATCGGATGCGGACGGATCTACACCTCAACCCTCAACGATGGAGGTGCCATCATGAGCTGGAGAGCAAAGGTTTATGATGCGGGCAGCGGGGCGTTTCTCGGTGCGCTGACGACTCGGGGCGCGATCAATCTACGGGACGCTGAAAGGCATGTGACGGCGCGGGCTGCTCTTTTTTTCCGCATGGACCCACGAGCAGTGACCGTGCGGCATCTCAACCAGGTTTCGACCGAACACACACCCGCACAGCAGGAGGTGAAGCTATGAAGATGAAACCTCAATCCAAGGCGCTGCGCTCGCGGATGTCGCTGGCCTGGGCTGCTCGCGGATTTACGAAAACTCGAGAGTATGCCATCCAGGCGCGGACTCGTGGCAATATCGAGGGTGCGCGATTTTGGGCGACTCAATCGCGGTCTGAGTGGGAAACGCTGCAACGGCTGCTCGGAGGTGCTGAGTCATGATTGACGACCTTTCATTGGCCCCGCTGATCGACGCGGAGAGGCTTTTTTTGCTGCGCAGGTGCGATTGTGTGGCTGATGTGCCGCTTCCAGACGGGACACTGCCAATCAACGCGCAATGGCGTATGGAGCCGCAGGAGTGGGCTCGCTACCGCGCGGAATGCGCTGCGGTTGATGATTACATGCGGCAGGTGCGCGCGGAGCTGGCTGAGGTGCAGGCGATGCAGAACATCAAACGGGAGGGCTGCGCGTCATGATGCCGGAATGGGTGGTGATTGCGGGGCTTTTTACGCTCACAGCCTGCGGAATGTGGGTGGTGGCTGCTGATGCTGGTGGTGGCCCGCTCGGGCCTGATGGCGAGGGCTAGGCGTGCCGCCGCGCCCCTCTTTTCTTTTTTTACCAAGCTATGTCGGAACAAGCGATAACTTCAAAGACTCGAACACGGCGCGCGACGCTGCGGCCAGGGTCGCTGGTGAGCAAGGCTACGGCTGCGCGCCTGCTGGACTGCGATCACGCGACGATCCGGCGACGTGTGGCGGATGGCCTGCCTGTGGTGCAGACGGTGGGCGGCGAGCGGCTGACTGTGCGGTCTCTCTTCCCTGGTCTTACTGACTCGGCTGTGGAGCAGTTGATGCGGGGTATTGTCATGTTCGTGGTGCTGGCCGGCGGGCGTCAGACTCACAATAACACAACAGGCAGCGTCCCGCCGTTGCCAGCACTGCCGGGTTCTGCCCGATTTACCCATGAGTCACGCAACAGGAAAGGTCCAATTCACAAACGGCGAAGTCAAATGCTTCGAGTATGACGCCACAGTCTCTTATGTCTGCCCTCGTCTCCACGACTCCGTTGATGGAGTCCAAGAACATTGGAGGGCTGACAACCGCCGCAAATGCACTTGCGGAAAACACGAATCCGTCACTCTAGCCGTCGATTACGGAGGCGGCATCCAATGGGATGGAAGAGCCTGCAAACACTGCATGGCGATCACTCACGGATTCACCCCTTATGACGACGACGTTTGTAACTGGGACGGGCTCCCGAACTGGTGGCAGAACGAACCAGTCCAGCCAGCGAATCAACAGCTATGAACACCACCACCGATCCACCAGAGCTTGGCTGCGACGCCATTGTTCTGCCTCTTCCGGTCTTGCGTGACATGCACGGCCAAATCATTCGCGAGTTCGACATCCTTCGCGTGTTTCACTTCTTCGGTCGTCGATGCGGGAAAGGCCGAAAGAGGCACTACATGCACAAGATCGCCGTCGTGAAGCAATGGAATAATCCACGCATTGGTCGGCAATGGTGGTTCCACCACACTGCGGAGATGGGCGAAGGGCTCACAAACGGCTACTGTCCATACAACGGCAGCGGCGATCAATGGGCCGTCGATCAAACACTTGATGGAGTAGAGGTGATCGACTCGCCCGCCACACTCCACGATAAAGTGTGGAGTAAACGCATTGATAGGCAGAACAGTTGAATTAACTCCACCGACATTCTGACTTAATATGAAACCGTCCGAATTTGCTGAACAGGTGATGCTTGCGGGTAGGCGTGAGCATCAGTCGCGCAAGACGTGGGAGCAATATGGGCAGTGGGCGCGGCGGTTTGGGTTGTGGCTGATGAGAAATCGGGGGCTGTATGACAGCACGGCAGAGATCAAGGTGAGTTCGTTTCTTTCGTGGCTAGCCACTCGGCCTGGAGGCTGCTCGCCGAAGACTCAGCATCAAGCGCTCTGTGCGCTGGTGTTTGCGTTCAAAAAGGGATTGGAGCGCCCATTGGCGCAGATGCCAGATTGGGTAAAGCCACCACATCGGCAGCATTTGCCTGTGTGGTTGTCGCGCTCAGAATTTGATGCGCTGTCGCGGCATCTAACGGGCGCGGGTTTGGAGATCGCTCAGATGATGTTCGGCGCGGGGCCGAGATTGAAAGAGGTGCTAAAGCTTCGCGTGCGGGATTTGGATTTTGATGCGGGTTTGATCATCATCCGTGAAGGGAAGGGGTTCAAGGATCGCACCACTTGCTTCCCTCACACGCTGCGCGCGCCGATGCGTGAGCGGTTGGAGCGGTTGCGCGATTTGTGGCAGACGGATCAAGACAACGACACGCCAGGCGTGTGGGTGCCGGATGATGTGGGGCGCAAGCAACCTCACGCGGGCACGCGGTGGGAGATGCAGTTCGTATTCCCTGGCGCGAATCTCTCGCGTGACCCGGATACGGGAATCATCAGGCGGCATCATCTCCATGAGGACACGCTGGCCAAGGCGCTGAAGAAGGCGACGGTTAAAGCTCGCTTGGCCAAGCGCGTCACGGCGCACGTCTTGCGGCACTCGTTTGCCACGGCGTATCTGGAGAATGGCGGCTCGATTCACAAGCTGCAAGAGTTGCTCGGTCACAAATCACTGGAGACCACGGAGATTTACACGCACTGCATCAAGAAGTTCGCGGCCGATGTGACGAGCCCGCTGGATGTGATGCCGGGGAATGTGGTGCCGTTTGTGGGTGCGGTGGTGGAGAATTGGAGTGATGGCGTAATGGGGGAAAGGAGAACAGCATGAGTGAAGGACGTGAAGAAGAGGGGAAGAGGGGAAGCGGGGAAGCGGGGCCGCAGACCACCAAGACGGAGCTGGGGCTGGAGGTGCCGATGGTTCCGGGTGAGGAATACCGGGAACACACGGCGGCGCGGTGGCGTGATCCGAATGATCAGCGCGGTGATCCTGCAAGCTATGAGTTTTGTCTCCACCTAATCAAAGCTCTTGGTATTTTGAACAAGAGTGAATTGAAACGGCTCGTGGACGATCATCGCGCGGCGCGTGGCAAGGACCCAATCTCGCGAAATTCGATCATTGCGCTTTTCCATGACCGGACGCTTTTCAAGAATGGCGAGATTGACGAGATCATTCGCACGCGCTCAGCCTTATTGACGGCGGACACCATCAACAAGCTGGAGGAAATTATCGACACGGCCAAGAGTGCCAAGGATATTGGAGGGGTGGCTATGGCGCTTACCGCGCTCTTCAATGTGAAGCAAATCAGCCACGGGGCGGCCACTCGCATCACGGGCAAGAGCGATGACGCCGACAAGGCGCGCAGCTACGACTTTTATCGGGCGAGAGCGCAGGCCAAGCTTGCTGAAAAGCAACTCCGCGCGGGTATGCCTACCCCGAGTCTGGATGTAATGGAGGCCGAGATTATCGCGCCAGTGTCAGAGAAGCCGATGAGCCAATGCAAAAACGATGATTGAAACACTGACACCTCTTGAACTTGCAACCTTTGAGGAGATCCATGCGGATCAGCGTCCGCATCCGATCAAGGAACCGTATTCGCTGGAGGAACTCATTGCCCTCGGCACGGATGAAAGCATTGATGCCGTGGCTCGGAGAGCGGAGGAAATCCAACTGGCATTGAATAATCCATTCGAGCACGGATGGTTCTTTGAGTCGTGGGATGGAGTCTGTTGGGAACTGCTGCGGCATCGCATGGCAAACATGGGCTTGCCAATCGACTTCCTGCTGGCTGGTTCCAATGGTGCCGCCAAGACGCATTTCGTGGCGCGGTGCTACACACTGGCCATGGAGCAATGCACGCCCGACCAGCCCGATCATCAGCGCGAGTTTTGGACATTCAGCGATGACGACGACAAGAGCGCGGCTGTCGTGGAGAAAGCCATCCGCTTCTGGCAGCCGAATGATTACAAGACTGAGACAGGCAGGCTCAAGAAACTGGCCATGCAGAAGATGGGCTATGACGCAGCGGGCGGATTCACCAACAACGAATGTCTGATCCCTACGGGCGCGGTGTGCCTGTTCAAAACAAGGGCGCAGGACGTGACCAAGCTGGAAGGTGGCCGCCCAGTGACAGCCTGGAGCGATGAACGGACTCCGGCCATTTTTCTGCAAGCGGTCAAGAAGCGCCTACTCACTGCGGCTGAAACAACGTGGGAGATGCTGACGCAATGGAAGGAACTCATCGCGCACAAGGAGCGTGACCCGAGCTTGAAATTCCCACACCACTTGATTGGCCGACTGCTCGTGGGTGTGCATCTCGTGACCTACACCTTCCGCGATGGCTTCACGGACACCGTGCGCTATTTCATCGAGGGCGGCACCGTCATGGGAGAAATCGAGGCAGACCGTGAGTTGCTGCCATTGCGCACAGCCACAGGCGAGGTGATCGGCGGCGAGAGGTTGTCGTGCCTTGTGCATGGCAAAGACCCCACCAGCCGCGCGGTGTGGATTTACGCATGGGGCAATCCTCTGGGTGGTAACTGGGCCGGCATGAAACGCTCTTTGCTGGGCAAGCCGCGCAAGGAAATCCTGTGGCAAGCCTACGGTATAGCCGAAGGCACGGCAGACAGCCCATTTCCAAACTTCAACGTGCAGGTGCATGTGCGCCCGGTGCCATCCAAGGTGTGGCTCCCGCCTCCCGAGATTGGAACTTGGTGGATGTCACAAGACCCCAACGCCAGCGGTGGGCGCGCGTGGTTTCAGCTTTGGGCTTTCGTGCTCGGTGAGTCGTGGCACTTCATGCAGCCGGGTGATATTCTCATCGCGCACGAATACCCGCAGACCAATGACGTGGTGGTGGTTCCCGGCGCGGCGATGTTCACAGGAGAAGATTGCGAGTGGGCGAAGCCAGGAGGAAAGAACGGGCTCGGCATTGACGGCAACGCGCAGAAGGTCTGGCCATGTGGCTACGAGTTTCGGGCCAGCGAAATCCGCCGCATTGAGGCCAAGCTGGCGCGTTGGCAAGGGATCACCGACATGCGCGGGCAGGTAGAGAAATCCATGCTCGACATCTACGGGCGTCGCATTTCTGACAGCCGATCAACCAACACCAAAACGGAAAATCAGGAAGAGGCAAAGACAATCATCGAGTGGATGAATGATAACGATCTGTATTTCTCCAAAGCCGGAGGAACACAAGCCACCAACGATGTGCTGGAGGGAGAGCAGAACATCAACAACATGCTCATGTGGGACCGTGAGCTATGCACGCTCGACACAGTGACAGGCTGGAAGGAGGTGGACCCACAAAAGGGCCGAGGGCCAAAGATACGCATAGCCGAGCATTGCACCAATCTGATCGGGGCTCTGTCCAGTTATCCCGGATTTTCTGTGGATGGAGCAGGCAAAAGCGCATGGAAGGACCCCATCGACGCCCTGCGCATTCTGCTAAATGCAAACCCTGAGTATGTGAATCCAAGAGATTTGGAGCCAGAACGCGGCGGCTACTACTAAACCGTTCATTCAACCCAACACGATACAAAACCATGCAAAGCGAAATCCAAAACGAGAAGCCGACAATCGACGAAGTGAAGCAGCAAATCGACGCCATCGGTCTGCCTGATGTGACAGCTGAGGAAATACTCACGCTGTTGCGTGAGCCGTTGGCTCATGTGGCCTTCAAGACGGAGGCTGGCGATTACATTCGGGTGATCACGCAACACTGCGCCTTCATGCTGCATGTGCCGAGCCTGCGGGTGATGGTGGATGTGCCGGTGACGGTGAAGCTGCATGAAGCCACGCAAGTGGTGAAGCAGAGCGGCGTGCTCTCCACGCCAGCCAAACTGAGGAAGCAGCGCAAAGAGAAGCCAGAGCCAGATGTGCGGGCCGTGGTGCATCCGAAGGCCACCGCGCCGATCTTGCCACCTGCGGGCGAGATTGGTGAAGGGCTGGAACAGGACAGTGCAGCCGAGCGCGAGTGATTCATTTCAAACCTCAATTCAACCCCAACCCAACAAGACCATGCCACCGAGAAAAACCAAAGTGCTGATTGAATGGGCCGTCGTGCTCAGGCTGTGCTCCCTCGCATCCGTTGGCGAGAGCACGGCGCGGAACATGTTTTGGAGGCCAGACTCGCCCGCAAGAAAGGTGTTGCGGGGGATGAAAAGGGCGCGTTATGTGCGAGCGGTGGTTTTGCGTGAATTGGGTTTGACCGAGAGTGATCTCCAACCCGAAGGAAAATCCACGCCATGAGTTCTGCCACCCAAGAAGCAGCCACGCCACACGTCGTGCGCTCCGACGAGACCCTTGATGCCACATGGGTCATTGATGAAGTCACCGAATCGTTGAGCGACATCGGCGAGTGGATCACCGAAGCGCAGGAGCACGAGAAGACTGCGCTCGCCATGTGGGACGGGCAGAGCGCGGACGGTCGCAAGTATGCCAAGAACTACGGCAAGAAGGTTTTCCCGCACGAGGGAGCGCCGGATTGCCGGGTTCACATGACAGGCACGGCGATTGATGAGCTGACCATGCTGGAGATGCTGGCCAGCGACAGCGCCAAGGTGCAGGTGATCGCCATGGAGGCCAGCGATGCAGCGAGCAGCAAGCGGGTGGAGACGCTGATGAAGTATGAGACGAGGCAGCGGTTGCGCGGTGAACTCTGGCGTGAGCGGAACTTTGCCAAGCAGATCAAACACACCTTTGGTCATGCTGTTATGCACGTTGGCTGGGAACAGCGCATGGGCACAGCAGCAGCCAAGATGACTGCGGAGGATCTGGTGAAGATGCAAACCGAGCGCGCACTGGCCGAGGCTAGGCAGAGAGCCATGGAGCAAGGGGCACCATCTGACGAATCCGGCGAGGTGCTCACGCCAGACGAGAAGATACTCATTGCCGATGGAGCCGCGCTGATGGTCGAGGCGCTGCTGATGGATGACGACGTGATGCCCGTCGTGGAGATGATCAAGCTCAAGCATCCGATGCTCAGTGTGCAGCGCGCCCGCCGCGTGGCGCGTGAGATCAAGAAGACCGGCACGGCGGAGTTTGCATCGCCCTTCCGCAAGCCAGGGAAGCCGAGCGTGAAAGCCTTCTGGCCCGGCATCGACATCTTTTATTCGTGGTGGAGTCCGGTTGATCGCGCGCCATGGGTGGCTCGTGTTGACACCTATTCCGAGCCCGAGTTGCGGGCCAAACCCAAAACCGACGGATGGGATCAGGAAGCAGTGAACGCGCTGCTGGCCATGGGGCCGACCAAGGTCGTGGATAGCGGCGTGATCATGCAGGCCATTTCAGGGACCACTGAGAAGATGTTCAATGAGCCCGCGCGTCTTACGTTCTCGCAGCGGCTCGCCGCCAAGGAGCGCATGGCCTACGAGGTGCTCCACATTACCGTCAACACCGTGGATGAGGATGGGTATCCAGCCGTGCAGGAGATCATTTTGCATCCGAGCTTGTGCGGCAAGGCCCGCCGAGGCAACGAGGGGGAGCACATCCTGCTGAATCGGCTCGTGGATTACTACTTTGAGGGCGGTTGTTACGTCGATATGCGGCGGGAATACAAGAGCCGCAGCAACTTTGAGAGTCGAGGCGTGCCCGAGATGGCTGGCACGCATCAATGGCTGCTCAAGAACACGCGGGATGCAGCGATGACGCGCACCGCCTTTGCCACCATGCCCATCGTCAAGGTGACATCGCACAAGGCAGGCGGAGGCGCGCGCTGGGATTACCAACCCGGCACCAAGCTACCGCTGGCACCTGGGGGTGATGCGCAATACATGGACGCCCCACGCATGGATCAGGGTTCGCTGCTCGATGCCTCCATGATTGAGCGGGACGCGGCCAACATGCTTGGATTGCATCACGCCGAGCTGCCACAAGCCAAGATCATGATGCACCAGCAGTGGATTGTGACGGGCGGCTTGCTGGAAGATAGGGAATTGCTCCTGCGCATTCTCGCCATGGACCAGCAATTCATGGACCCGCTCTATGTCAGCCGCGTGCTCGGCAATGGGCCGCTGCCGTTCCAGGTCACGCGCGAGGAGATCGCGGGCAGCTTTGATTTTGTGCTTGAGTTCGACGTGAAGAGTCTCGATATGGAATACCTCCAGAAGCGGTGGAGCGCGCTGAAGGATGCGTTTTCGATCCCCGGCGTGGCGGGCCAGATCCCGACTGTGCCCGTGGTGAGCTGGCTGCTCAACAACATCGACCCTGGACTTGCGGACCTTGTGACGGGATCACTCAGCGAGCGCAACACGAACGAATCCGAGGCCGAGAAGAGCGCCATCGCCATGATGCTAACAGGCATTGAGCCGAGTGTCACGGAGAGCATGGATGCAGCCGTGAGAATGCAGACCATGCAGGAGCAAATGAAGGTCAACCCGAACGTGCAGCAAGCCTACGCGCAGGGCGGCACGTTCATGGAGATGATGAACGCACGCATGGAGGCGTTCCAGTTTGCCGTTCAACAGAAGACCGAGAATGCGCAGATCGGCCGCACGGGATTCAAGCCCGTGATGAGTGAAGAAAACGCCACCGCTTGAAATCATGACATCAACCAAACCCCAATGGAATGGCGTGCTGGTGGAAACGTGCATGGAGAGCGGCGTGCTCAGTGAGGCGCAGATTGACGAGACGCTGGCCGGCACCAAGGAGCGCAAGGAGATGAGGGCGATCATGTCGCTCGTGGAGTGCTTCATTGCCGTGGCCCATGCGGAAATGCGCGTGCGTGGGCAAGAGGTGCGAGTGCGAGACGAGGCAGCCGGGGCCGCGCGCTACCTGTGCGACCTGCGAGACCAGATCATCGACAAGACACGCGAGAAAGCCCCAGTCGAGGAAGGTAAAGAAGAGGAGTAAAGCAGGCCAACAGACGCTTTTGTTGCGTTGAATAGCGGCGAGTTGCGATGACTAGCGTTAGTTACAGCCACGCATGAATTGCGAAGGTTTCCCAGGCGGCATTACTTGGCCGCGTGCTCAGGGAGCACATGGGGTTTATGGAAGACGGAATCATTGATGCGGACCAAAATGCCGACGCGCTCACGAGCGCGCCGGGGAACACCTCCGCAGGTGTTCGCGGGGAGGGAGCCGACGCACACGCTGGCTCTCATGGTGACACTGACACTTCAGGGGATTCTTGGGCGGAGATGCTGGCTGGCAACACGGTTGCGGCGCAGATCGAGGCACTTGAGGAAGCTGAGGGGAAGGCAGGGAAACCGGAGAAGGCTCGGGAGAAATCCGCAGCCACTCAGCAAGCCGCGAAACCAAAGCCCAAGGCTGGTAACGCCGAGACCGAGGAGCCAGACGATAACGAGCGCGTGACCGATCCAAAGGAGCGCCCTGTGTTACCCGATGACGACGAGGACGAGGATGAGCCAGGCACGGACAGCGGAGAAGGCGGCGAGGACCCGGAAGCTATTGCCAAGAAAGCGAAGGCGCTGGAGCATGACAACTTCAAGACCCGTGAGGCCAACAGGAAACTGAAGAGCACGCTGGAGGAGAAGGAGAAGCGAATCGCTGAGCTGGAAAGCCAGGCACAATCAGGAGGCAACACCGTCAAGGACGAGATGCCACCCGGTTTTGTAGGAGCAAAGTCAGCCACGGACGTGGAGAAATACCACGACTACTGGCAGCAGCAGCTTGAGTGGGCCGAGGATCACGAGGACACCGGCTATGTCGGTCCGAACGCAAAAGGCGAGGAGGTCGAATACACCCCAGCGCAGATGCGGACCTACCGGCGGCAAGTGGAGCGGACCTTGAAGGGATCGGAAACGGCCCGGCAAGTGTTCACGAAGCGAGCCGAGCGCGAGTCAAAGGCCAAGGAGACCGTCACGCGGAAATATCCGTTTGTGACGAACCCTGACAGCCCGAGGCAGGCGCTCATTGCGGAGATCGAGAAGGAGTATCCAGAGATTAGCACATCACCGTCACGCCTTTTGTTGGTTGGGCGGTTGGCGGTCGCCAAGCTGATCGAGGACGGCGAATACGAGATCACCCGCAAGTCGAAGCCACGAGATCCACAGGCACCACCCGCACCGAGGTCCGCGCCCCCTCCTCCGCCGCCCGTGAAACGCACGGCACCGCGCGCACCAGAGGCAGAAGGCGATGATTGGGCGATGAGCCTAGCGCGCAGCAGCCTACCGGGCGCAGTGGCGCAGTGAGGCAGAGGAGACGCGGGGAAAGCCACAACCGCCACGCTCACCCGAGCGCGGACACAACCCCAACTCACCCACTTTTATGCCCGCTACATTTGAACGCTCTCAGGTCGGTCGTCGTGAAGACCTCGCCGACGCCATCTACAACATCGACGCGAAGGATTACCCCTTGCTCTCCGCCGTCCCGAAGGGGAAGAAACTCGTCCGCACCCGCTTTGACTGGCAGTGCGACGCCTACGCCGCGCCGAACACCGATGGTGTCGTGGATGGCGCAGACGTGAGCACCTACGAGGACGCCGCCGAAAACCGCGCCGTGCTCTACGGTCAGGTCCAGAAGGTCCGCCGCACACCCATGGTCACCGAAATGGCCGAGGATGTCAGCGACGTGGCTGGCGTCACCTCCGAGATGGCCAATGCCATCAAGAAGAAGACCATCGAGTGCAAGCGCGATGTCGAGGCCACACTCGGCAGCGACAACGCGAGCCAGACCGACAACGGCACCGTGCCTTACAAGACGCGCGGACTGGGCGAGTGGATCAAAGCCACCGCACAGAGCCACCTGCCGGTTGATTCGGACTTCCTCACACCCTCCGCCAGCATCGACACCACCGCACTGGCTAGCCTGACGAAAGCCATCGTCAACGACGTGATGAAGAGCCAATACACGCAGACCGGCAAGCGCCAGTCCTACATGTTCCTTTGCGGCACCAGCCTCAAGGCGCGCTTCACCACCATGGTGGGCTACCAGCCCACCGTCAGCAACTTCACAGCCATCCTCCGCAGCAATCGCGGAGACGCCACGAAGTATCAGGACAACATTGAGACGCTCGAAGGCGACTTCGGCACCTACGATCTCGTCCTGTCCAACTGGCTTGGCTACAACAACGGCACCCAGGCGGCCGATGCCCGTCGCGGTTACGCGCTGGACATGTCCATGCTGGAGCTGCGCTTCAACAAACAATGGAGCTACAAGGCCCTCCCCGATCTCGACGGCGGGCCTCGTGGCGTGATCAAGGCCATCTTTGGCCTTTGCGTCAAGAACCCCAAGGGCCTCGCGAAATTCGCCGCCTCTGCTGATTCCTAACCCTAACAACAGGGCCGCGCAGCAGCGCGGCCCTACCATCAACAATCTCACGATTCTAACCATATGGCTGACCAAGCAGTAACCCTCGCAACCGCAACCTCCGCCAGCAATGGCGTCAAGATCGAACTCCTCTCGGCTGAAACCACGAGGCAGACGGGATTCACCCACCGCTTCCGCATTCCCTATGATGTCATCAACACCTCGACTTGGACAACCCAAGGCGACACGGTGACGGTGACACTGGGGAGCACGCCCACGAAATTCCTCGTGGACAAGGCGCTGGTGAACATCTCCACGGCCTTCGCCACCACCGGCACGCTGACCATCCAGGTCGGCACCGACGGCGATCCTGACAACTTCATCGACGCGCAGGACGCTAAGACGGCGGCTGTGCTCATCGGCTCCCAGGGAGCCGAGCCGGTGACGGAAGCGGGCACCGTCGGCGTGGCCAGTGATGTGCTTGTGGCTCGCTTCACCACGCAGGGGGCCACAGGTGCGCCATCTGACATCACCGCTGGCGTCGCTGAAATCTTGCTGTCCGTCGTGGACATCAATGACGCCATCTAGTCCACCCCTTTGCCAGCCTCGTGAGGGGCTGGCGAAACCCAAACCGTAAAACCCGTGACGTGTCGTGCCCTTTCAAACGGGCGCGGCACGGCATGGTTTGACCAAGACAAACCACGCCCTTGCGGGCGCTGCTACCGCCGCCATGTTCGACACCGAGGAATTCATTGCTGAATTGCACGCCCAAGGCGGTCCCGCCCTCGTGGCTGCCGTCGAGAAGGAATTCCGAACGGGGTGGGAAATGCAGAAGCAGCGAGCCGAGAAGAAGGCCAATGCCAAGAGCCAGGTGCCCCATGCCCGCAGCGGTGGAGTGGATGGCGCGGGCTATATCTCAAGCAGCATTGATCCCGACAGTTATTTCTACTGGATCAACAAGGGACGGGAACTTTTCAACGTCGATAACATCTGGACCGAGCCCGAGTTTCGGCAGGATTACCTTCGGGACAATCCACAGGATCGCGTCAAATACCAAAGCCTGAACCCGCGCGTGGGCTACACCGGAGCCGTTGAAGGCGCACCGATCGTGCTGGCCAACAAATACACCGACGTGAGGAGGTGCGCCGCATGAGGACGCTCCCCTTCAAGACTGTGCTTTCCGGCATTCTGGAGGCGATGGGCCAAACCTTTGCGGGTGCCCCCGAAGCCTACAAAACGCAGGTGACGGGGCACATCAATGCCGCGCTCGATATGGCCTATCCGTGGCTGGAAGACGGATGGCCCGAGCTACGCAAGGCCACGAGCGAGACGGTGACCAGCCAGGTGATCTCGCTCGACACCATGAGCAGCAGCCTCTACGGCGTGACGAAGGTGCTAAGCATCAGCAAAAACCACCCATGGAAAAGCAGCCTGCCTGAGTTCCGCGACTTCCAGATCAGCGATGACGGGATCACCGTGGATGACACCGTGACCGACGCCACGCTTTGGGTGGCTCACATCGAGGCACCGCCGATATACAATCAGATCGAGTGGGTGACAGCCACCGCTTACAGCGTGGGCGATGTCCGACTCTACGGCACCGACTGCTATCGCTGCGCCACCGCCCACACGAGCGGCACCTTTGCCACGGATCTGGCTGCCGTGAAGTGGGTCGTGCTGCCATCCTTCCCTGCCTTCCTGCATGTGCCGATCCGCACCGCCGTCGTGGCCGGCATGAACGGCACAGGTGGCCAGCCTGAAACGCAGAATCTTATCAACAGCCTGATGGAAAAGCAACTCGCTCACATCCCGCTCCGCTACACGCACACCCCAGCCCAGTAACCGCACCATGAACTTCATTTCGTCCAGCAAACAATCCGACGCACCGCCGAGCAACTTCGCCGTGGCCACATCACACGACACTGTCTTCACTCTAGCCCGAGGCGAACGCGGATTCATTCAGAACCTCGATGACGCCGCTCTGGCTGTGAAACTCGGGGCGAGCGCAACCACCTCCAGTTTCTCGATGATCCTCCAGGCCGGCACAGCAGCCGATGACGGCAAGGGCGGCTATGTGGCCATCGAGAACTACATCGGACCCGTGAGCGTGATCGCCATGAGTGGCACGGCTCGTTACATCGCATGGAAACAGGTGATCTGAACCATGATGCTGAACTCGCCATCACGAATCCATGGGCTGCTCTCCGACAGGAAGGGGATGCAGTATGGCACTGGGCCGGGCGGAGCCAGTGGCGCTACCCCAAACTCGGCCGAGGCGCAGGCTTATTTTAACCGGCTTGTGCCGTATCCAACTGCGCCTAGAGAGGTAATCTTTAGCACGTTTGTGGACGCGCTGGTTGATGCTGGTATGGGCAGTGCGTTTGATTTCATCTTCATCAATTGTCAGGATAACATCACGAATGCGCTGACGAATGTTTGGAGCACCAACTACCAAGGCCGCATCTTCCAAAACACTTCCGGGCTGACGTTCACGGCCAACCGTGGTTTTTCGGCAGGCGCCTCGGGGCACAATGTCGATACCACGTTCAACCCAACGACAGCAACGGGGGCGAAATACACACTCAACAATGCTTCGGTGTTTTACTGGGGGCACTCCGCCGATGGGGCAGGGCCAATTGCGGCACAGGCTGTCTATGCTGCCGCTGAGGGTGCGGGTGAGACGATACTGCCACAACTCGAATGGCTGCCGAAATGGACAGGTGGCGCACCGGATGCCGGGCTAAACATCAACTGTGCAACGCCGGTTTATGCTGCCAATAACGTCGGATACAATCGCTTCAACATCATTCAACGGGAAAGCTCAACAGTGAGCAAATACTACGGCGACGACAATACGGCAATACTTACCTCGTCGCAGACATCAACGGCGTTGCCTAACGGGTCCATTCGCTTCCGTTGCGCCCACCCGACCACGATCATGGGTGCGGGGCGATCACTCACGAGCCAGGAGCGGCTTGATTTGAGATCAGCAATCCAAGCGCTCGTCACTAGCATCACGGGAGGTCTGCCATGAGTTCGATCTTCCGAATTCTCGCTCAAGGCGACAGCACGACGTATGCGGGGAATCCGCGCTCTTGGTTCTACACAGCCCTCGCAACCCCGCCGAGCACCAGTGAATTTTATTACGGTGCATCTTCCTATCGCGAGGCAACAAAATGGTATCCCGCGGCGAATGTGGCTTGTCTGAATTATGCTTTGGGTGGTTACAAAATTGCCAACCTGACATCTCAAGCGACCGCGCGGGATGCGTTGTTGAATGCAACGCCACCAACGGGAGGAGGCAGGCCCACGATTTACAACATCCTCGCCGTCCGCATCGGCACCAACCACGACGAACCTGTTGCTGCTGATCTTGCGGCTGCCGTGCGCACCTACTACCTAGCAGCCCAAGCGGCGGGGTGGCTTGTCATCGACTTGCCTATGTGGTCTAAAACAGGCAATGACGCCTTTGCGCAGGCTTACAACGCCATCAAGGCGACGTGGACAACCTCAGACGGTGTGGTGGCTGTGGTGCCTGCGACGGAACCGCTGCTTTACGGAACAAATGCCTACGCAGACACAACTTATTTCAATGTGGACGGAATCCACCTGACACAAGCGGGACAGAATCTCGCCGCGAGAGATTTCCTTCCGGTGCTGGACGCTGTGCTGGTGGCGCGCGGTGCGCTAGCAATGCCGACTGGACTGGTGGCAACGTCGGGCGCGTCGCAGGTGGTGTTGGATTGGGAGCGTCCAAGCGGGACGGCAAACCTTGATTGGAAACTCTACCGAAACACGAGCGACAATTTTGCAACGGCTACAATGCTTCAATTGGTGGATGTTGCAACAGAGCCGACACCACCGCAGCCTGACCCGACAACGACGGATGCAACGGCTGTCACTGGCACGCCCTACTTCTATTGGGTCACCCGCTACAACGACACAACCGGAGAGGAAAGCCTTCCGACCTTGAGCGTCACAGCAACGCCATCATGAAACAGCCAGACCACAACCGCATCACGATTGCCCTTCTGCTCGCCGTTGGCGTCTTTGGTGTGATGGCGTTTGTCTGTGCCTCCTGCGCGCCACGACTGCGCTATGAGAGGACAGAGGGCACGACGGAGCATTTTGCCACGGAGGCGGACAGACTGAGCGCCTCGGAGTTTCCGAAACTGAGCGAACCCAACACAGAAAGCCCATGACCGTGGAACGCGACGACGAAGGCAACGCCATTCTGAAAATGTCCGCTCTCTGGAAGATCGGGGCTGCGCTGGCTGTGGCATTGATCAGCGCGCAAACGGGCCTGCTCTTTACTTGGGGCGTCTGGATCACATCGACAGTGCAGGGGCACCGCACGGAGATTGCCCTGCTGAAGCAGTCGCGCAGCAATGGCGTGAGCCAATCCGTGAAGGTGGGCGGGCTGACACCGAGCGATGAGCCGGAGCTGGTGGACTCGCATCGCGGCTATCTCACCACCGCCGAGGTGGCCAAACGTGAAGGCAAGACCGAGCGCACGGTGGTGGAGTGGATTGCCAGCGGGATGATCGAACCGCCGCCGAGCAAGCCAGGGAAGGAATGGCAAATCGCCGAGAACTACCGCATTCCGCCGAAAACTGCGGAGAACAGCGGAGATGCAGAGGAGGGTAAACCCTGATGCACATGTGCTGCTCCAGAAAGGGCTGTGCTCATGTGACCGAGAAACCGGATCACAGGAAAGGCTGGCTGCTGATGTGGTGCCCGCAATGCGAGGCCACAACGGATCACTTTTGCACGCCACCGCCCGGCAAGTTTCTGCCGGCCGCTGGGCATCGCGGACTTTTCAATAACGCCATGCAATTCAAATCCAAACGCACATGAACATTTCAGCCACCACCTGGACCGCATTCTTGGGCGGGCTCACAAGCCTGCTGGCATTGCTTAGCACACTGAGCGTGCAGTTTGCCGAAATCAACGCCTACATCCCCGAGCAATGGCGGATTCGGATCGCGATCACGTCGGCCATTGCCTCGGCAATCCTGAAATGGATCAACGGCGCACTCACGCCCGACAAGAAGGATGTGAAGCCATGAGAGACGCACGCACCATTCAGGAGACACGCGCGGCGGTGGCGGCCATCGTCGGAGCATTCGATGCCTGGCAGACGGCGCGCGCTGACGGGCATGTGTCGTTCAAGGAATGGCTGCGCATGGCGACGCTGATCCCGCAAATGTGGGAGGCCATCGACGGTGCGGATGCCATCCCGAAGGAACTTGGTGATCTGGACGGGCTCGAGGCTGATGAACTCATTGCCATGTGCGCTGCGTCGATCAATGCACAGATTGACACCCAGGCCATGCGCAAGAAGATCGACAAGTTGCTGATCCTGTTTCATTCCGCCGTCGATGCCGAGGCTGAATGGCGCGGCGTGAACCCTCCACGCGCGGAGGTGGTGTCGTGAAATGCATC